TATTTAAGTTCTTTCTTTTCATCTTGCGTTGGGCATATATACGGTTCTTCGCATATCTCCCAATAAGGGCAATCATGACATTTCGGCGGCATAGAATCAATGTTGTTCATGGTTTATGCTCCTATTTAATCCCGATTACAAACTACGACGCAGGATGCCACCCAGCATCGTTACAACCTCATCGGGTGCTGTGGCTCAGCGGTTTCAAAGTGTCCTTTATATCATTTCCAACCGAATGTTTTTAATCTGCAAACCAGATGAATAAACAAACTTCAGCCCCATTATTTTATTTCCAAGTCCTTCACATACTTGTTCCCATGCGATTGTATCGGCATTTTTGATTATCGTTTCAAATCCTGCGTCAGCAAAATCAGCATTATTGATTTGTACGGTAGTCAAGGTGCTTGCATTCGCAAGTGTTGCCTTTGTTTCGTTCGTGATGGTGTATACCGTCAGCGTTCCAATTCCCTTGATTTCAGCGGAATATTTAATTTTCCCGTATGGGATGCCATAATGAATATATGTGGTGTCTCCGCTGGTTGTTAGCACATTAACGCCATTGACTTTCTCCACTGAGCAGTTGCCCGTATACCCATCTGGATTATTAGGTGCATTAACTGCGTCTGTCAAAATTTCTTTTGCCGTGTTTCTCAGCAACGGATTATAAATCAGATTGCCGTTCCGCACAGGATGATTGAAACAGATATCATAGGCTTCGGCTTTAGTCACAACCTCTATCCCAGCCGCCTGACAGAATTCCAAAGCCTGTTCAAAGAACATTTTTTCGGAATATGTGTCAAACGAGTCAATCACTTCGCCGTGAACAAGGCCATTTGCGGTATCATGTCTGAGTGCTTCGATGAAGTTATAGAACTCACCGCCGCCATCATACATCTGTGCCGCTTTCGTCTTGCCAATGGTAAAGAAACTGGCAGGATATGCATTGCTGAGGTTGTTATATGCAACCGTTCTGTTAGTCGGGTACGGGATGCCATCAATCCTTGATAGATCGGCGTTGATAATAAATTGTTTGCTCATCGCTTTTAGCGTCACATTATCACGCCGCCCCGGATAGTTATAGTCATGCGTATAACGATAGCCAAATTCTCGCAATACATCTGTAAAACTACGGCTCTTTGCGTTACCAAGCTCATCCGTATATAACGATGATGTGAATCTGGCATTCATGTCATACAATTTCGTATGCTCTGCATCGTAATATTTCAGGTCACCATATAGCAAACCAAGGCCGAAATTGTCCCCACCCGGATATGACCAACATAACAGGTCGTTGTTATAGCCGAAAACGTCCTTGTAATAAAACTGAATACATTGCAATATACGTTCCCAAATTTCATGATTAGCGGAGGTAGCGCACCCTGTGAAGATGCCGCCTGTATATTTACCCGTGGACGAATCCCAGCTTCCATCAGACGTACCTGTTGTACCAAGATATTTATTGGACATTTCGTCAAGGATGGTACGGAGCGTTGTGTTTTTCATCGCGCTGTAATGCTCCCTGATTCCCTGACATTGAGCATCCGTCAGATTAGCCCATGTGGATTCAACAGAATATCCTTCTAATGATACTGTATTTGTCAGCAGTTGGTTAAAAATATTCCTCCCGTTTCCGGTATCATTGCGGAACATGGCATTGGTCGGATATGGCGTTTGATTCCCGTCAGGGTTAGCCGGGTCTTGGCCATTAAACAGCGCATCACAATACGGAAAAGCATAATGTAGGATTGTATGGTCACCCATTTCATGGTTCCCAAACAGAACATTATTAACCTGTTTTCTATCAGAATCGCTTACGGATACGGAGCGGATAATCCTGTTGAAAGTGGCTTTCCCACCGTATTTTTCAAATAATGGCATAATTGCCGCAAAATCACTTGCTCTAAAATCGTCAAACCCGATAGCAAGATAACGTTTGAGCGGCGTGACCTCACCTGTGTATTTCTGTTCCTGTTTCGGCATGGCGGGATAAAAATCGGACGCAGAAACAGCAGGAGCATCATCCAAAGCCGCATAATATTTTTTGGCAGTAGTTGCACTTTTCAAAACATTAGCAATGTTGGCGCTCTGTGCTGATACTCCGGAAACCTTCCTGATTTCATCAACTTCTCCAACCGAATTGATAACATATGCTTCCGCCATCGGCAACGTTTTTCTGGAACAGAAACGGACATATCCATCCTGCGCTATGGTAATCGGTTCTGTACGATTCTCCCACGAATACGCTTCAACGAATGTTTTAGACGAATTATACACACATACTGCCGCCGCAGAATCCGTGTCTTCGATAAACAGATTGCAAAACAATGCCTGTCCAGCTTTTACAGGATAATAATTATTGGTCGCATAATAGTTGCTTGCACCGCTTGTCGTGCCGCTTCCATTCGATTTTTTGAGATACATACCGTCCGTGTACGTGAGCGATAGTTTTTTATACATCAAATCACTAAGTTCCACAACAGTCTCTGTCTTTGCATAAACGCCCAAATCCGCTATATATGCCAGATAGCAATCTGCTGTCGGGATTGTTTCTTTCCGTGTGCCTATTCTGATATATCCATCGGTGTTTGGCGTATATTCAAACTGCCCATCATGTGCAATATAACTCTGATAACCGGATACCGCATTAGTAGTATAAAAGCATAGTGTTGCCTCACCACTACCAACAGAACTCGCATTGACATAGTACGTTCTGCCACTTACAACTGGTACAAATCCAGTTATTGCGTGCTTTGAAGATGTGCCAGAACTGCCGTCAGATGATTTGAGATACCTTCCATCCGTCCATGCCAACGGAATCTTGCCGTCTTTGAGATCAACAGCGCTCTTTAAATCACCTACGGAATCGCTCAGGGCGGTGTAATCCTGGGGGATGGAAGCGCGGGCAGCGGCGGCGGCCTGGTTGATTTCGGTGATTTTTGCCGACCCGGCGGAGATGGCGGAGCTAACCTGGGCGGCGGCGGCGTTCAGCTCGGCGATCTTTTCGTCGATCTCGCGGGAGGCGTTTTCGGAGACGTTGACGGTGGAGGAATCCGCCGCGATGACGGTGCCGGTGGCGGCGTAGACGCAGATCGTAGTGGAGCCGGTGGTCACCAGAATGGTCAGCAGGAAGCGGCCCGGAACAGAATAACACTCGGAGGGCAGGGTCACGACGGCGGCTCCATCGGTGTTCAGCGATCCCTCGACCAGCTCCGTGACGTGATCAGTTTTCAAAAATCGGGCGGAGACGGTGGAACCAGCCTCGAATGGCACGACAGTTTCAAGACCGTTCACCTTGTCCACACATTCGATAAAGAACGTATGAGCGTTGGTTTCCGGCGTGAAGGTGTAGCCGTTCAAGGTCTCAACCAATTTAAAACCACGGTCTCTGTTGAAGGTGCGACGAATTTCAATCATGGTTTAATCCTCCTGGACAGGTCGTTTCATTCAATATCGAATTCGCAATCGTAGAGCCTTCCCGTCGCCGCGTTCCAGCGCCAGTAACCGAAACAGTACATGTTTTCAGGCAGGTCCGAAGAGGCGTTGGCGGGCGGGTAGGCGTATTTGATCGTCTCATTTTCGACATCCCAGTAGAACATGACGTCGTAGGGCATGTAACCGGAGCGCGGGAAAATCATGGGCGGCAGAGTGAGGTCCTGGCTAAAGGGGATGAGACCGGCGTTTGCGGCCACGCCGCCCAGGATCGCCCCGAAATCGTCCATGAAAAAATAGCCGTAGCCGCCGGGGCTGTCTTGCCCGCCGAAGGTGATGCCGGAGGCGGAGAGAATCGGGGCGGGGACCAGGACGCCGCTGTTGCCGGTTCCCCGGACCACATGGCAGCGGCCGGAGGACAGGCGGCGCATCATGGCCCGGAGCTGGAGCGGGGAAAGGAACGTCTCCATGGCCGATCCCAGGCCCAGGGTCAGGCCGCCGGCCAGGCTCTCATTTCCGGCCCAGTCCAGGGTGCGGGCGTTGGACCGGGCGTTTTCGGACGTGCCGTTGCCGACGATCTCGACGAAGTTGCCGCGGGAGGTTTTTTCGCTGGAGCTTGGGTCCTGGGTGTTGTATTCACCGAATACATGCTGGGCACGGTGGGTGGCGATGGTCCGGCTTCCCTCCGCGTGGCTTCCAGCGCCCTTAGCTTCTGTATCAAGCCCTTCGGCGTGGCTTTCCGTACCGGAGGCGGTTGCACTGTTTTCGGCGTGGCTGGCCATGCCGGTCGCCTGTCCGTATCCCTCCGCGTGGCTGTCTGCTCCGCTGGCGGCGCTTTCGGAACCTTCGGCATGAGAATTACTGCCGCTGGCAACAGTGAATTCACCCTCGGCGTGGGAATTACGTCCGCTGGCAGTAGACTGGTATCCCTCCGCGTGGGCGGAATCTTTCGTTGCGGAGGTTCCGTCCCCTTCCGCGTGGGAGTGTGCGCCGGAAGCAATAGTAGCCGATCCTTCCGAATGAGAAACGGCCCCGGAGGCGGTGGTATTTCCTCCCTCCGCGTGAGCCGTGTTACCGGTGGCCGTGCTGGTTCCTTCCGCGTGAGCAAGCGTGCTGGTCGCCCTCCCGGACCCGCTCAGATACTGGCGCAGGGTGGTCTTATAGACATTGCTTGATGTGCTCAGGGCGTCACCTGCGGCGATGGCCTCCCTGGTCTGATAAAGCTCCATCCCGATAGCGATAAGGTCTCCGGCGGTATAAGCCCTGGTGGCTGTCATGGAACTTTCAGAAAACGGCACCAGCGCCGGCATGAACGCTTCCCCGGTCTCCACGGCGGCGATCCGGGCTTCCAGGGCAGAAAGCGCCCCCTCCGGGTACGTCTCGATGATGGTCGGGGCCGCCGGAGCCGGGCCATTCTCACCCACGGTGGGGATGACGGAGCCGGTGCAGGCATAGACACAGACGGTCTTCTCGTCCCCTTCGGTGGGGTCCACGACGTAGATGAAGAGCTTATAGCTGCCGGGAACGACGTAGCACCCAGCCGTCATGACGATATTGGCCCGGCCCCGCTGATCCAGCCAGCCGGTGATGCCGACCTCTGTCTGATCCGCCCGGATCATGCGGGCGGTGACGGAGTGTCCGGCAAAGCTGATCCTTTCCGGCGGGGAGATGCGGAATTGGTGGGCATTGATCTCGCCCTCAAACAGCAGGACCGGCAGGGCCTCCACATCCCGGAGGGGAGCGGCGGTCATGGTCCGTTCAATGATAATCAATTTTTCGCCTCCCTCATCACAATCAGCAGCTTGTCCCCGACGATCTCCAGGGCCGTGAACTCGGTATAGTGCTCAAACGTCACGTGGTCCGTCTCCGTGCCGTCAAAGTAGTGCTCCAATTTGGCCGTCAGCTCCGGGTTTTTGAACTTTGTCACGACCTCCACCAGGTCCCAGGGCGGAAGGAGCCGGAGGCGGAGCTGCCCGTCGGCAGCCCCGGCCCGATCCACCTGATAGACGGTCCCGTCCAGCAGCTTGATATTCCTCATTTTTCCTCGGCCCCTTCCTCGGCCTTCTTCGCGGCTTCCAGCCGGGCGGCGTCTGCCTGTTTCAGCGCGTCGCGCAGGGCGGAGATGTTTCCGGCGGTTTGGAGGATGGCGGCGGCGGTGTTGTGCAGGTCGGTGATCATTTTTTCAATCAGCTCATAGATGGTCATTGTGGGAGCTCCTTTCTTTTGTTAGACGGGTACGCTGGTGAACTGGAGAATCACGCTGTCGCTGGGTGTGCCGTCCGCATAGTGGACGATAGCTCTCAGCCTGTGCGTCAGGTTGCTCTTGTAGATATTCTTGCTGTGCGTTGCCAGGTTGCCGTAATTGTTCACAGTGCCCAGGTAATAGCTCAGGCTGCCGGTGATCGCCGGGGAGAACGAGTTATACAAGGCGCTGATCGCGTTGAGGCTTCGATAGTTGGTCTTGCCCATGCCGGCAGGTGCCAGGTCAATGACGATGGTTCCCGTGTAGCCTCCGGCGTGGACAATCTGATCCGATCCGTTGCTGGCCACGACGATTTCAACATAGGCGATGTCCTTCACCCAGCCTGTATACTTATAATTGGACGGGCTGCCGGACGAGTTGATGACGTAGCTGGAAACCATATAGCCCTGAACGCCTTCAAACTCGATCTTGTAATACGATCCTTCTTTGGAAAGGACGGTGACCTGAGTATTCGGGGTCAGGCTGCCGATTTCCGATCCACCAGCCGTAGCGCGGACCTTGACGCTGCCGCCTTTGGTGGCGTACACGTAGCCGGTGAACGCATCCGGGGAAGGCGCTTCTTCCATGTGTGCGACCTTCTTGATGATGATGTCTTCCGTCTTCCCGTCGCTCAGGTGCCAGCGGACGCGGAAGCGGCAGGTCATCTGCTGATAATAATTGCTGTTCCATGCGTAGGTGATGTCGCCCGGAATGTACGTGGACGCATCCTCGCCGCTCACCGTCAGGCTGCTGTAGCCCTCCGAATAAGCAAGGGTCTGTTCCGGGCCATTGGCCGGGGTGAAGGTGACGGGGGTGTCGAATCCGTAGTTGTTGTAATAGTTGGTGATCTCCCACCATACGCGCTGAGATTCGTCGGCATAAGCGTAGCTGTCGAAGGAAACGACGATATACTCCGTAACCGTTTCGCCGTTCTCTGTATAGGTTTCCGTGAAGACCGCTTTATGGTTGATGGTGTCGCCGTAAACCTGCGGGTCATGGCTGGCAAAGTAGCCGGACAGATAGGACAGATAATCGAAATAATTGCCCGCGTTGTCGTTGACAGTCAGGTTGTTAAACTCTCTCAGGCTGACATAGGAGGAAACCGCGTTGGACGGGTTGCGTTCGCCTTCCCGCTGCACGGTCAGGGTGACGCTGTTGTTCGTTCCGGCGGTGTGGACGATCCTGGACAGGGTAATCGTCCGGGTGACAGTCAGGTCCTTAATACCGACCCTGTGACCGACGGACAGGTCCGTCTCGGACTGGGTCAGGTTGGAGGGGTCGAGCAAATAGGTAGTTCCGTTATAGGTGACCTGTGTATACCCCTTCAGGGTTCCGACTACCTCAACCGGCGTGTACGGGTAGAAGGCGATAGTCGTAGATACGGTAAACTTATTCAGCAGGTTCCCGATTGCTTCGCCGATGGAACCTGAACTGCCGGAGCTGCTGCCAACACTTTGCACGTAGATCGGCACGTCCCCGCCGGTGGGCGAATAGGTGTACCAGTGCTTGACCGGCGGCGTGTAGCTCTGACCGGCCTGGTAGATGTCAGACAGGTCAATCCGCAGTGGATCGCCGTCGGCGTCTTCCTCTACTCCTGGATCAAACACGACGCCCCCGCTGGACAGGTCCGCGGCGTAATCGACAAAGGTGTCGATGGCGGTCCCGTTTCGCCCGGCCCGGTACACGTCGGAGAAATCCTCATGGATCGTATAGGTTTCCCCGTTGGAGAGGGTAAAGCGAACGTCCTGCTCTGCTGTCTGCGCGTCCTCATCGATGGCACAGGACGCGATCCGCTCGACGTTGGTGATGGTTACGCTGTCCCGGCCATGGTTGAAGGCTGCGGACCCGCCGATGTGAAGCTGCCCGTCCGTCTTCGGTGATACGTTCGTTCCGCTGGCCTGCACGTAGATGGTGAAGTCCTTCTCCGTTTTGTCGTAGCGGTACTGGACGCCGCCGACGGTCCGCAGCTCGATCAAATCAATGGAGGCGGAGACGGTCGGTGTGGTCTTGTTGTTCGGCACCTTGGCGATGATCTTCGAGCCGTCTCTCAGGTAGGCCGCGTCATCCTCACAGGACAGGACCAGCGGCCTTGACAGGACCGTCTGAGGCCGGGAGGATGAATAGGGTGCGGAGCTGTCCACGACGGAGATATTGGCGTTCCCGTTGGATTCGTTCTGGGCGGTCACAAAGGAAAGGGAAACGTTCGCGCCCGTCCCGCTGGCGGGGTTGGTGGTGAACTGGATCGCCCCGGAGGACCAGGAGCCCTTCTGCACATTCACGGTGATAGGGGTGGCGGTCTTATTGTTCGGGACCTGGGCAACGGTGGTGTTCCCGTCCTTCACGACGGCGTAATCATCCCCGCAGGTCAGCGTCAGGGTTTTACTTAAGACGCTGTGAGGCTGGGCGGATGAATACGGGGAAGCCTTATCCACGACGCCCACAGAGATATTTCCGTTGTTGCTGTTCGGGATGACAAAAGCCAGGGCCACGCCCGCGCTGGTAGGATCGCCGGAGGCGGTAGATGCTTCAAAGGTCAGGGAGCCGGAGGCCCAGGACTTTTTCGATACCTTCGGGGTGACGGTGGCGGCCTGGGCGGCCTGGATGGTAATCTTTTTGCCGGAAAACGCCTGGGCCTGGGCGGCGTCCCAGGTGCCCTTCATGTTCGGGATCACGTCCACGGATTCGCCGGGGTTCAGGGTGGTCTTCGACGCGGACAGGCTCACGGAATTAAAGCAGAGATTGAAGCCGTACGTAAATGCGTCCGACGGGGTGAAGGAATCGGTCCCCTGGATCAGGGCCAGGGAGGAAGAGCCGATGGAAACAGAGCCGGAGGCCGTCAGGTCATATTTGTGGGTTGAGCTGTTCCAGCTCTTCCCCGGGGTCGCAGTTCCCGGGGTGACTTTCAGGGCGGTCACGCCGACTTGGATCACCTGCCCGCCGACCGTGGCCCGGCCAACTGTATTGGCGACGATGGCCGGGGCGTTATTGGACGTTCCCAGCTTGATGGTGGCCGCTTGCCGGGTGACGGTGGCAACGACGTCGGCCCCGGTGTCCACGGTGGAGCCGTTCACGCTCTCTAAAATGTCAAAGCTGATCTTGGTGGGGTTGGCCGCGCTGTCTAGGCTGCCGGTGGTCCCGCCGGTCAGGGCGATGGTCACGGAGGCGGGATCATTGGGATCAGAGGAGGCGTCCAACTGGATCTGGCCGGAGGCCCAGGACTTCTTGGAGATCTTCGGGTCGGTGGTCACCGGCGGGGCGGAGGCTGCCGGAAGGGTGAACTTCTTATAAACGGTGGTCGTGCCGTCTTTCGCGGTGGCGCTGATCAGATAGTATTTGTCGCTGGTCCCGGCCTTGATCTCCGGGGTGGTGATGGCTTCCGCGGAATGATTGTTATAGGGCGTTTGCCCGATCTCTGTAACGGTCAGCCCGGTAGCTTCAATGCCGACACGGTCCTTGAAGTATTTCGTGTCGGCAATATTAAAATTTATGGATTGTTTTGTCGGGTTCGCCAGGGTGGTGAACTGGAACCCGATCTTTCCTTCTTCGGTCGGTGTGTATTCGTAAAGTCCGTTGACGGCGTTGTTCACCTGGGCGGTGTTGGTCGCGCCGTTCGCTCCTGGTGATTCTACCCAGAGAGTGTTGAACCTCCCGGTGCTTGCGCTCAGAAAGGTTCCTGCGGAAATCGTCTGCGCAACGACCGCATCGATATTCGCCAGCCTCGCGTCCAGCGTGGAGGCGGTGATGATGGACCCGTCCTTCAGCTTGACGTGATCGGAGTTCAGGTAGATTTCACTGTTTTCGCCGTTGATCGTGGTGACGATGCTGGAAACGATGGTCTTCCCGTCCGACGTTTTGAAGACGTTCCCCATCTCGTTTTTGAGAGCGGTGATCTGCAGATACCCGGACATATTATTCTGCACGGCATCGATGGCGTACTGCCGGGCGTCCTGCTGGACGCGGGTCAGGATCGTCTCGTTCTCGCCCAGGGCGTTCACCCCGGTCAGCTCATAGAGGCGGGTGTAATTCTGGGCGGTTTCCCGGGTGACGCCGGAGAGGCTGCCGCCGCTGTTCGGGTCGTAGACGGGCTTGGGGTTCCCGGCATCGTCCAGGATCAGCTCCCCGGTGACGGGGTCCTTCTGATAGACGACGTTCCCGTTTTCATCCAGCTTAACGCCCATGATCTTGTAGACGGATTCTTTGTAGACGTTGTTTTCGGTGGTCCAGTGCTGGTACTGCTTATCCGCTTCTTCCTTGGCGAGCTGGCGGGCGGAGCCGCCGGAGCGGCGCTGCTTTTTTAAAAAGGTAATGATGGTGTCCGGGTCAGAGGCGAGGGTGATTTGCGGGTTGTTACTGGAAACGCTGTCGTAATGGATGGAACAGATGATGGCTTCGATCACCCGGTTTTCTTCCGTTTCCGCGTCGGGGATGGCGAGGCGGTACTTAAAAGCAAGGGCGATGCGGTCGAGGGGTTCGCCGGTGGCGTTATAAAAGTCGATGGCGGAGATGGAGACGGAGAGTTTCGGTTCCTTGTGGTTGTCCAGATAGGCTTGCGCGATGGCGGCGAGCTGGGAAGTATCCAGGCCGGATTCTGTGATGCGGTACTCGATTACGCCGTACTTTTGGATAGCTGCCGCGTCCTCGACAAAGAGATCGTTTTCGCCGTAGTAAACGCGGGTGCAGAGGGAGGAATCATCCCGGCTGATCTCGACGGAGGAGATGTTGCGGGAGAGGCGGCCCTCGGCGGAGACGGTTTCGGGGCGGGGGAGGACGTTCAAAGTCCACGGGGTGACGGACTGATCAAATGTGAGCATATAGCCGGGGAGCTGGTCCATGATCTCGGCGATGGCATCCAAAACGCCGGAGCCGTTGAGCTGGTAGACGACGGGGGCGGTAGCGGAAACGGTTCCGAGCCGCCAGTGGGTGCCTAAGTAAAACTGCATGATATAGGCGATGGCGGTGTTGGCGGGGTCCTGCTGCTGGTCGCCCCCCTTCGTGGTCAGGTAGTCGTTTAATTCACAGGCCCCGTGGACGAGGGAGACGCGGGAGGATCGCTCGCCGTATCTGTCCCGCTGGGGGCGGGAACGGAAGATGCCGGCGAGGCCGTGTTCTGTGTAAACGGAGACCCAGGAACGCTCCGGGATGGTATCGCCGGGTTTCAGCTCGATCTCCGCGCTGGAAAGCGGCTCCAGTTGGAGATCAAGGGACACGTCCGCAGGGTCGATCCGGCGGAGGACGCTGCCGGAGGAATCGAGGATCATGGGGGAAACTACATTCAATTCCACACCCCCTTTACGCTGAAAGTAGCTTCGATGGAGGAAGAAGCGGTGATGGAAATGGGAACGGTTCCGCAGGCGGCGGTCAGATCATCGGAGGAGGCCGGGGTGCGGCGGAGGAGGAGGGAAGCGGTGCCCTGCTTGATAAAAAGGGTGCCGTTTTCATCGTGGGAAAAGGTGATCACATCCCCGGCGGAGGCGGTGAGGCCGGAAAGGGTGATGGAGGTGGAGCCAAAACCCACGGTGAGGGAGGAAAGGGCCGCGGAGGCGGTGATTTTTACGTCTGCGCTGGCCTTGCCGTTGCCGGGGACAAATAGCCTGCCGGTGGCGGAGGTCCCGGTGAGGGTCGTTTCGGAGGCGTGGATGGATTGCCAGTAGGGGATGGCGTAGGCGGCGAATTCGATGGTCAGGGGATCGTTCCACTTGAGGGCGCTTTCGATGGAGGGGAGCTTCCGGCAGACACAGCGGAGGAATTGATCACGGCGGTCGGAGGTCTGGAGCTTGCCGCCGGAGCGGGCCCAGGTGATGATCTCCTGGCAGGCGGCCTGGCGGTCCTGGGTGTTATAGATGTGCAGCTCGAAGGTGATGACCACAACAGCCTCAGATTTCCGGCTGCTGGAAATAAAGCCGCCGTCCCGCCCGGCGTACTGCGCGACCGTGTGATCGATGACGGGGGCGGGGTAGGAGATATCGGTGATGGCGAGATTGTCGTTGAGGCTGGAAAGGGAGATATCGTTGAGGTAAACTTCAAAGCGGGTTTTCATGCCATCACCTCTCTAACATAACCTGGTCATTCAGGCGGCGCCCGATCTCCCGGGTCAGGCGGTAGCCATCAAGATAGGCGTTGACCTGGGCGTCGCGGAGGCCTTCTTGGACGGCTCCGACGATGGCGGAGGTCAGGGCGGAAATATCGAGGTTCGCGCCGGAGGCGTTTTCCCGGAACTGGCGGGCCTGGGAGGCGGTGAGGACGGCCTCGCCGCGGTGCAAAAGGGCGGGGTAATCGTTATAGGGGACGAACCAGTTGCCGGCGGCGTGCTCGCCGGGATCGGCGGGGATGTCGGGGGTGGCAGCGAGGGCGTCGGCGGAGCTGTTGGCAGCTTCGGCGAGGCGGGCGATGGCGGCCTCGGCGACGGAGAGCTGGGTCTGCAGGTTGATGGCCTCATCGGTGAGGGCCTTGATCTGCTGCTCGTTGCTGTCGTAGGTGGTCTGGGATTCCTCGTACTGCTTGCGGAGGGCCTGGAGGGTGGGAAGGTCGAGCTCATCCTGAGAGGCTTCGAGATAGGCCATGAAGCTGTCAAGGCCGACCTTTCCAGACTGGAGGGCGGAGACGATTTCCTCGACGGTGTTATAGGCGGCGAATTCATCGGTGGTGGCGCGGTAGCCCTGGCCGAACATAGCTTCGGCGGACTGGCGGTTGCTCAGATATATCTCAGCCATGCGGCGGGCATCCTGGAGCTGGGTTTGGATGGCGTAGTCCTGGCCGACTTCGAGCTTTCCGAGGGCCACCTGGTTGTCGTTGTACTGCTTTTGGAGATCGGCGAGGTAGGTGCGCTTCGCGTCCTCGATGGCCTTCTGCTTGCTCATCTCGATGTGCTGGCGCATGCTCTCGGTGGTTTCTTTTAAGTTATCGCCTTCGGCTTTGATGGCCCCGTTGATGTCGGGGAAAAGCTCCTGCAGGCGGGCCATCGCGTCGGCCCATTCGCCGGAGTTCGTGGCGGCCTGGCCGTATTTCTCTATCAGGGTATCCATATAAGAGACGATGCCCTGGGCCTCAGCGGCATCGGCCTCGGCGTTGCCGATGGCTTCGTTCTTCTCATCCTCGGCGGTCCATTCGAGCTGGCCGTGCTTGATGAAGTTGGAGACCTTCGTCACGCCTTCGGTGAGGGTCTGGACGAATTCACGGGCGAGGGGATTGACATCCTCGAAGAGGGCGATCTTGAGGCCGTCGATGGCGGAGTTGAGGATGGTGACGTCGCCCTGCAGATTGTCCAGAAGAATCTGGGACATGTTATAGGCGGCGCCGTTTCCCTCGCTGCTGTTGTTGACGGCTTCGACCAGCTGGTTCACGTCATCATCGGTGGCGTTCATGAGGGCGAAGAGGGAGGAGATGCCGCGCAGGCCGCCGATGTCGCCGAGCTTGGAAAGGAAGGATTCGTTGAAATTGACGATTTCCTTGAAATCCTCGAGGTATTTATTGTAAGCGTCCTCGATTTCCCGCTTGCTCGCGTTGTTCTTTTTCAGGCCCGCGTATTGCGCGTCCCATTCCTCATTCAGTTGGTCGATTTTCTCCTGCACTTCGGCGAGCGGCTTGCCTTCGAGGTCAAAATCGGCTTCTTTGAAAATCTCGCGCAGTTCCTGGACGACCTGCATGAGGGGCTTTCGGCCGCCGATTTTGTCGCCCGCTTCGCTGTAATCGAAGAGGGAAAGGCCGAGCTTTTCCATGGCTTCCGCCGCCTGATCGGATGGGTTGATCAGGGTATTCAGGATTTGCCGCATCGACGTGCCGGCCTGCCCGGCCTTGATGCCGTTGTTCGCCAGAAGGCCGAGAACGGAAGCGACATCCTCGATGCTGTACTTCATGACGCCGCCGGTGGTGGCGAGGTATTTGAAGGCATCACCCATCTGGGCGACGGTGGTGTTGGAGTTGGTGGAGGCGGCGGCGAGAACGTCGACGAAGTGGGAGGCATCGTTGGCGGTCAGGCCCATGGCGGTGAGGGCATCGGTGACGATATCGGAAACGGTTCCCAGGTCTTCGCCGGAGGCGGAAGCGAGGTTCAGGACGCCGTCGATACCGGCGAGCATTTCTTCGGTTTTCCAACCGGCGAGGCCCATGTAGTAAAAGGCTTCGCCGACTTCGGTGGCGGTGAATTTGGTGGAAGCGCCGAGCTCCTGGGCGCGCTCGTTGAGGGCCTGGAATTGCTTCTCGGTAGGCTGGGCGACGGCTTTGACGGAGCTCATCATGGATTCAAAATCCATGCCGGTAGTGAAAACGCTTTTGGCGAAGCGCCAGGCTTCCATGAGAGCTTTTTTGATCCCGTCCGATGCAAGGTTGCCGACGGTCACGCCCCAGGAAGAAAAGATACTTTTGTTCTCGTCGGAGTTGATGTCGGTTTCGACCTGCTTGAGCCCTTGATTAAATTCATCCCGGTTAAGGGTCAGCCGTGCAACCAGCGTAAATGCGTCCATTGATCCGCCTCCTTTCCTTGGTTATTGGGTGAGACGAGAGATGAGGGATTGGCGGATTTCCTCATAGGATTGCGTGTCTTCTTTGTGGCGTTCGGGGTACATGAATTCGCCGTAGTTCGGCAGGGGCCAGTCCCCGCCCATGTAGGCGCAGAGAACTTGGCCTATAAGGGACTGGACGATGGCTATATAATCGTTATACTTCCGCTGCTTCTCGTCTTCTTCCAGCAGGCATCTCAGGGCGTACCAGCCGTGCCAGCCGTGCCGGAGGAGATGGCAGACGACTTTTTGACGGCGCTCAGGAGTTGCTTGCCGGATGAGCGAAAAAAAACGGAGAGGGTGTCATCGTAGGAATCCCGGAGGATGGAAACAGTCTCGGCGAAGTTCATTTTCCCGATTTCTGATTTCTTTTTGCCGGAGAGGATGGAGATGATCTCATAAAGCTCCTGCTTCCGCTTTTTCAGCAGATACCCGACGAGGGTCGGGATCATCTTCCCGACGGCGTAAAAGAGGGGCATTTTATAGCGGTGCTTGTACTCGTCGATCATCTTCACGGCTTCTTCGTCATCGCAGATCGCACCGATGGGTTCGGCGAGGCGGATCATGGCTTCGGCGGCCTGATCGTTGGTCATTTCGGAAAGTTTCAAATTGCCCTCCTAAAAAGATGGCGGAGCGGGAATCCCCGCCCCGCTGTGGTGGTTATACTCTGTTGAAGGTGATCTTTGTGGTTATTATAGACCCGCCGCTGTTTATGGAGACAGTGGTGATATATGCTTCCGCATTTTCAAAGGTCCATTCTACTGTATGCTCCAGGGTGCTTTGGTGGAGCATTGTGTCCGTAGGTTCCCAACTGGAAAAGCCACCGGAAGGTTCCCCTGAAATTACAGGGACGCTGACCGCGGGACCGTCTTTCCTTGCTTTCGACGTATTGAGAGCATCCGCCCCGCCCCAAACGGTATCATAGACCGCTTTGGTAAAGGTGACCGGAATGTTCGTCATATCGCTTGGCACGTCCACGGTATACTCGAAAACTTGTGGATCAAACTCCGGTTCCAGAGTTAACCCCGACCCTAACGTGAGCCCCGATAGGGCCGGGGTTAAGGGGTTACATCGAGGAAGATGATCTCGAAGGGGGCGTAATCGTAATCCTCCACGCTGCCCTGGAAGGCGTGGAATTCGACGGGGAGGGAGACTTCGCCCTTATCGGTGATGGACATATTGAGATCGGCGGTATTGAAGGCGTGGAGGAGATGGATGATGGCGAAACCGCCGTCCGCCACATCGCCGACCCAGCAGAGGTGATTCAGGTAATCGCCCTCCTCGATGCGGGTCTTCATCTTGATGGTGGTCTTCTTGCCGGAGGGGGTTACGGTGACGGTGCCGATGGCGTTCTTCAGGACATCCGGCTGGCCGACCTGGATCAGGGTAGTGGAAAGGTAGGCGTCGGCGGAATCGACGTGGGTATCACCGACGAAGCGGTAGCGGATACCGTTTGCCTCCGTCTGCCGCATTTCGCGGGTGACGTTGAAAGAGCTGTCACCGCGGGTCATGCCGAGATTTTTCGTGCTGTCGGCGAGGGCGGTAGCGAGGGCCGCTTTCATGTCGGAAACGGTATCGTAGGAGGAGGGATCAAAGTCGGTAATGAAAGCACCGGCATTAAGAATCAGCTTCTTAAAACCGGCGGCGGTCAGGTTCGTAGTCATACCAGCGGGCATTTATTTGCTCCTTTCTCCGGGTTTAGATGCCCGGAAGGTGGTAGGCGTTGAGGACGAGGGAAAGGCGGGCGCAGCGGTAATCCCCTTCGGCCATGATCTGGGTGGGCGTATGGGGATCGATGCGGAGGACGAGGAGGCCGCCGTCAAAGTAGAGGCGGATGCCATCATGGATCGCTGCGAGGATTTCGTCTGCTTTCTGGATGGGCAGTAAATTGCTTTGGGTCCTATACCAGATGGAGAGCTGGTAGGAGATTTGGGAGCGCCAGTCCGGGTCCACCAGGGGGAGCGTGATATAAGGGGTATCCGCATCGTGGGGGACATCGGACTCTAAATAAACGGGGAGGCCGAAGCCGGAAAACCACTCGGTCAGGGTTTGGGCGTTTTTAAGCATCAGGAAGCTCCCACCTTTCAGCGGTCACTTTGCCGATCTGGATGGTGCTGGCCTCAGGAGCCTCAGAATCCAGGGAATTGCCGGTCACGATGAAAAGCTGGCCGTCTGATTGACGCTGGAAAACGTCTTTGTAGGTCAGACGGAAGCCTTTCTGTACAACGATGGTGAAAGTTTCCTTGACGGCTGGCTGTTCGGCCCTTTGTTCCTCGTTCATGGCGTTCTTGATGATGGTGGCCTTAAAGGGCACCGTGGGGTGCCAGCCTCCGGCCCGGCCCAAAACTCCGTCAGCGGCGGCGGACTGCTCGAACCTGAGACAGGGGACCATCATTGCTTCAATCAGGCTCATAGACAGATTTTCCTCCACCGCTTGAGACGGTCGGCAAAAACATCCTGCCAGGAGATGATCCCGCTGCCGCCGCCGACCTTGCTGGCCGTCGCCTTGGTGTAGTTATAGACACCGATGACGCTTTCCGATTGGTACGGGCTGGCGAGGGTCTTGCCGTACTGATCGAGCCAGTCGGTTACTTCGAGGGCGAGGGCGGATAGCTCGCGGGGGATCGCGAGGGCGCAGATGGTGCCGGTGAAGGTTTCGTCCAAAAGATCCGCCTGCCGGTTGTCATCATCGTTCGTGATCCCCTCGGCGTGGTAGGTGTAGATGCCGTCGTTGAGTGCGCTGCCGGTGAGCCAGAAGCGCTGCCCTTCCAGAAGGGAGAGGGGAGAAACCGCGCCGGAGGCGATGGTGAAGGTTCCGATATACGTTTCCTGGATGAAGTAGTTGTGGATCGATTCACAGATGCGCTGGAGCACGGTTTCTCACTCCTTTCATTCAGCCTTTTTGATGAGGGGCTCGCCACGCCGGTTCTCTTTGCCGGAAAGCTCGGCGATGCGCTTCTTGGCGGGCTTCAGGCCCGGCCGGGGGTACTCATCGCCGGGGTTGTAGGGATGGTTGTCATCCTGCAAATCCGTCCAGTAGATCAGCGTGATGTATTTCATGGATTAAGCCCCCGCGACGGTGACGACGGCGATGCCGTCCAGGTACTCCGCCCACAGCTTCATGCCCATCAGGGCGAAGGATTCGCCGACGGCGGTGCTGTAGTTGCCCTGGGCGTGGAAGCCGATGAGGTTCGTCTCGCCCTGGGTGGTGAAGTTGAGGCCGAGGCGGGCGAACTCGGAATCGCCGGGATCGATGTAGTACAGATCGATATTTTCCGAGGGGGTGGCGATGACCTTGTTGCGGGCGATCTGGGTAGCGGGCAGGAGGAAGAGGGTGCCGTAGCCGAGGAAGTTCTTGATATAGGACAGGCCGAACTCGTTCTGGACGGTGATCTGGGCGGAGCCGAGATAATCATAGAAGTCCAGGATATTGGCGAAGCCGACGACCTGGGTGACTTCCTTCTGGATGGTGGCGAACTTATTGAGCACTTCGCCCTGGGCCTTCGCCAGCGCGGCCTGCCAGGTGGTGGCGTTGTCGGTGAGGGAGCCGGTGGCGAGGAAGGTGTAGAAGCGGCCGAGGACGACGTTCTGCAAATGGTTGAGGAAGGCGTCGTCGGTCTTCTCGATGGCGATCGCCGCGCCGTACTTGGCGACATCCTCGACGGTGACGGCCTTGGCGTACTTTTCGATCACGATGTCTTCCATGGCGGCCTGGGTAACGGTGGCCTTGGAATAGGGGATCACAGCGCCGGGGGCGACGTTGCCGGCTTCGAGGGCGACGGAGGCGTTATAGGTGACGAGCTGGGTGCCGGGGGCCTTGCGGATGGGGCGCATGATGCCCAGGATGGCGCGGAGGGCGTCCCAGTTGTTGCCGAAGCGGGTGACGAAATCGATCTCACGGGCGGTGACGGCGCTGGCACCGGTGCCGTAGCTGTTGGGCAGGGAATCGCGGGGGGTGGTCAGGGTTTCGATATTGGTAGCGGCCATGGTATTCTCCTTTCATATCATCTGAACGCTTGCGGGTTTTCAGCGATAGCTTTCTGTCGTTCTTCGGTCGAAAGGATGTAACGTCCGTGATCGTCCCGCTTGTAGATATCCTCGCGGGTGAGCTTGGGGCCGCCCTTTACTTCGGGCGGGGTGGCGATTCGCTCATGCTCAGTGCGCTCGGTAGCGATGTAGTCGGAGTATTTCTGGCGGACCATCTGGCGCAGCTTATCGGGATCGGCGAGCTTTTTGCCGGATTCGTCGAGCTTCATGGCGGAGAAATCTTCCATCCGGGTGATGGGTTCGATCCACCGGCTGCTGACGTTTTCCGCAGTTAAAATCTGGCGGAAATCATCCTTCATCACGTCCAAATCTGCCTTTGCCTTTACGTCCGCTTTGTACTTCTCGAAGGCGGTATGCTCTTCTTCGTACTTGGCTTTGAAATCCTCGCCGCCCTGGAGAGCGTCCAGCTTTTTCTGGACTGCGGGCAGCTTTTCGGCATCGGCTTTGTATCCTTCGAGCCGCTGTTTGAGCGCGTCGGTGACGTTGGTGTGTTCTTCCATGACGGTCTGGACCTGTTCGTCGGAGAGACCGATGGATTTCAAAAAAGACCTGGTGAACGACATATACAAAAACCTCCCAGTGCTTCGGGGCCAGTGCTTCGGCCCAAGTGGAGTGAGTAGGGCAGTGCTTCGCCCTGCTGAAAAGAATTTTAAAGGATCGGGGCGCGTTTTTCATCGACAAAAACGTAAAATCGTGTCAGGGCATGAAAAAACCCCGCCGGGGGCGGGGCGTTTTTCATAGCTGGCTCAGTTCCGTTACAAAAATCTGCTCGTACTCGCTGATATGGTCCTTGAGGGCCGGGGCGAGGTATGGCTTTCCAGGAACGAAGGGGCGGACGAGGCGCTTGCCGATGGCGGGAACGTAGCGGCCGACCTCCTGGTGGTGGCCGAGCTCGACATAAGGGGCGTATTCGACATCGCTTCCGATCAGCTCGGTATCATCGCCCTCGCGCTGGTGGGTGATGCTGTTTCTCAGGTTGCCGGTATCGACGGGGCAGAGCTTCTTCGCGTAGGTTTCCCCCTTCCCGCCGCAGGCTTCCAGGGCGCGGTGGATGGCCTTGGTGACATCGGATTCGACGGTGTGGCGGTGGGAGATAACGGAGAGGGCAAAGGTTTTTTGAGCCATTTAATCACCTCCTCTTTTCTGCGCTTCCATTTTTCTGCGCTTCCATTCGGGATAGGTAATATATTCGATATCCTTCCCGGCTTCCTGGTCGTATCGCATGGTATTCCGTTCCCGGTATTCGGGGTAGATGTAGCCCAGGGTGCAGCGGCAGTTCCAGGTGTTGGCTTCATCCGCCGCAGGATCGCCGGGGAACATGATGGGGCCTAAGATCGAGGAAAAGGGCTGGTCCACGTCGACGGTATCCCCGTCGAGCATCTGGTGGGCGGGGCGGGTGCGCTCGTCGAGGGTGGAAATCCAGGTCTTTTTGACTTTCAGGCCCATTTCCTGTGCTTCCCTCATCGCCTCCATCCGCCCGGCGTTCTGTGCCCCCGTCATCGCCGTGCGGGCGTAGCGCAGCATGGCCTTCTCGTTGCCGGAGCCGGTTTCGCGGCCGATCTGATCGGCGATCTGCTGGATGGGGGAGCCGGTGATGATGCCGCGGGCGATGATGGAAGAAATCTTTTCCCGGTTCCAGGCGCGGTCCCGCTTCCCGTTCACGTACTTCGGGGGGATCAGCTCCGGCTGATCGCGCAAAAGGCTGGTGATGGCGGCGGAATCGTAGAGGGTGAAGGAGATGGCGCCGCGGTTGTCCTTTTCGATCTGATAGGCCTGGTAGTTGGCGTTCTCCGTAAAAACGGCGCGGCGCTCGCCCTCGATGATCGCGTTCGCCTGCTTGTTGGCGGTCAGAAGAACCGAAGTGGCGGATTGTATCTGATCCTTCCAGATATTTTCCACGAACATCTGGCCGCGCAGCCAGTCCTTGTACTGCTTGGGGGTGATCTCTCCGCGGTCGCGCTGTGCCCGCTTTTCCCGGTCCTTTTCGTACATGGCGGCGGAGTGGGCGTTGAGGCGGTCGATGATATCGCGGATGGCGTGCTGGTAGATGGCATGGATGCGGCGTTCGATGGCCTGCTGGCGCTTATCGGCGTATCGGGTGCCGGGGTCGGACATTACGCCTCACCGCTTTCATCGTCTTCATCATCCTCATCATCCGGCTTGTCATCCATCCGCCGGCCCTCTTCCTGGTCGAGGCGGGAGAGGATTTCCTGCACCTGGTCGACGGTGATGAAGGGGAGGAGGTTCAGGATGGTCTCCCGGTCGAGGTACTGGGTGACGAGGGCGATCATCTGGGTCTGTTCGAGCTGGTTGCTGATCTTGCCGCGCTTGAACTGCGGGACGTCGTCGATGCCGAGGAGGGAGAGGAGCTTGCGGATGAAGATGATCATCTGGTACTCGAAATCATCGGCCTCCTGGTCCATGGGCTGGTAGGCGGCGTTGATCTCGGTGGCAGTGCGGGAGGAGGAGGAGATGTTGGAGACATCCACGTCGCCAAAATCCTCGTACATGCTGGCGCGGATTTGGTTCAAAAAGGTCTCTTTGGCCTGGGTGGGGATTTCCTGGGTGTAGGGGGTGATGCCGGAGTTATCGGTATCGGCGACGGCGATGTGGTTGAGCTTGAGGCGGTCGCGGAATTGTGCAAGGTCCGCGTCATCCATGCCCATAGCGTTACTGACGATCCAGTAGATTTCCGCGCACTCCTCCAGGTCGTTCGCGAAGCCGGACTGGATGAGGTCATAGGCGTCGATCTTGGGGCGGAGGCCGATGAGGGTGCTCTGCTTATGCTTGGAGCCGTAGAGGGGGATGATGGGGAGGGAGGGATAGTTGCTCTCTCCGATGATCTCCGGGCCGTCGGCCTTCGTTTCCCGCACGCGCACCTTATAGGCCTTCCGGGGCTGGTATTCCATCAGGTCGAGGCCCTTTTTGCCGTCCTTGGTGCGGTAGATGGTATAGCCGTCCTCGGTATAGAGGATGACGGTGACGGGCTTATTGACCCAATCGAGGGACCAGAAGCGGATGCCGGCTTTCAGATCCCCGGTAAATTCATCATACAACGGGCAGAACTGATCGGCGGTGAAGACGAAGGATTTCCCATCCTCCCAGCGGACATACGATACGCCGTGGATGAGGGCGAAGTAGGCGGCCTTATAAAGATCGTTGTCGAAATCCCTGCCGAGGGCCTGCTTGGTGAGATCGATCTGCTTTTCCCGGCCGTCCTCGGTGATCGTCTGGGTGCGGGTGAAGGAAACGCCGTTGCCCAGGGAATAGGTGCAGCGGTCGGTATTGAAGCGGTGGAAGAAGTTGGAGGCGAGGCGGTTGTTGGCGGCGGTGAAATCGACGACCTTTTTGCCGGTCTGAGAATAGAGATATTTTTCATACTGGGCGATGGTGGTGTTGCGCTGGCACTCGTAGTCATTCGCCAGAAGGGCCGTAAGGTAGTCATCGGAGGCGCGGTACTCGTTGATGGCGGAAGTGATGAATTTGAGCTTGTTTTCCGCCTTCTCGAAGTCCTGGTAGGTTTTCAAGGGGATCACATCCTTTCGTCAGAAGATCGAGTGGTAGGGCTGGCCGGAGCGGTTGTCTAAGATGCGGCAGATAGAGGCGGCGGAATCGGGCGCGTCATCATGCTCCGCTCCCTCGTTATAGGCCATGATCTGTTCGATGTATTTTTTATCCGTCCCCTGCAAAAAAACGATATTCGGCCACCATTTCCGAAGGAAGGTGGCGATCTTTTTGAATTTGTTCTCGTGCTCGTCGTAGAGGCGGACGAGCTGGCCCTTGCGGTGGAATTCGCGGCCGGCGAAGCCTTTGTCGGCGTTGCGCTCCATGTAGAGGGGGGAGCAGCGGAGGCGGGCCATATCGTCCATAAAGACATCCATGAGGGTGTCGATGTGCTGGTTGCGGAGCTTGCCGAACATGTAGATTTTGAGGCCGGAATCGGTGATGGTCTTCTTGGCGCAGGTGAAGGCCGTTCCATCCGCCCCGCCGTAGGCGGCGTCGATGTGGGCGATGCCGTCAAATAAGAGGGAAGGATCATCGGTATACTCGGGGTAGATCGTGAAGAGGGCTCCCTCGGAGGCGGCCCAGAGGCCGAGGATATAGCGGTCGTATAGGGCGGTCCCGGCGTACTCCTTTTTCAGCTCGGAGACGAAGGTGGGATCGAGGAAGGGGTTATCATCGATGCTGTACTGCTGGTAGTAGATATCGGCGTCGGAATCTAAGAATTCTTTGAGCCAGTGGAGGGGGTCCTTCGGGTTGAAGGTGCCGTCGAAGAGGGAGTATTCCTTATCGAGGCGGGATTTCAGAAGATCGAAGACATCCTGGGACCAATCGGCGACCTCATCGCCGTAGCAGTATTTGATGGAGGCGCCGCGGAGCTTGGAAACCTGGGAGAGCTTTTCCGCGCCGAGGGCGTAGACGCGCTCGCCGAAGAGGGTGACGGTGTTGTCGGAGGAGATATAGCCGACGAGGGTATCGCCGTAGATATCCCGCATGGGGGAGAGGACGTTGCGCTCGATGGTCGCCTTGGTGACGCCCAGGATCACGTCGAGGCCTTCCTTCCCGGAGCGTTCGCGGAGGCGCTTGGGGATGACCCATCTGTAATCCATGTAGGTTTTGCCGGATCGCGTCGCCCCGCCCTTCATATTCCATCTGTGGTGGGCCTCCCGCAGGTACTCGGCCTGTTTAGCAGTGTGCAGCATCCCAGGCCTCCTGCAGCAGCGCGTCGAGCTTATCGAGGGTGGCGTTATCGGCTTGCTTCGGCATATCCTCCGTCAGGTCCTTATAGGCGGCGGTCAGATCGCGGAGGCGGAAGACGACATAATTGCTGCCCTGCTTTGTCCTGACCTCGGTGGCATCGAAGGGGTATTTCCGCTCGATACGCTGGAGACGGAGTAAAAGGGACTTTTTGATATCGGCGGCGATGATGGCATTATTGGCGGCGGCATCAGCGGCTTTCTGTGCTGAAACCGTGTTGACTTTGTGCTCGGCGATCTCTCTTTCCTTCACCCAGTTCTCCACCTGGGCGCGGTGGCGGACAGTGCCGAATGGAACGTCGTATTTTTTGGCAATCCCGCGGTAGCTGATCCCGCCGCTGATATATTCCGCCCGGATGCTCTGCCAGTTCACCCGCTTGTTATCATCAATGGGTATCACCCCCGAATCTGTAATGGTTTGATCTTCCTGCCGATGTAGGCAAACGGCGTGTCGCAGACTGCAGCCACGATCTCGATCAGGCTGGTGGCGATGGCGATCTCGAAGCACTGGGCCGCAGAGTATACGCCGAGGAAAGCGAGAAAGATGAAGCCGAAGTTCTCCACACAGTTGCACAGGATCGTCGCTACGTTATTCCGCAGCCAGAGCCATTTCCCGCCTGTGATCTCTTTGAGCTTTTGAAAAACGAAGATGTCGGCCATATTGGCGATGAGGTACATCAGAATAGAGGAAGCGGTGATCCTGAGGTTAAGGCCGAAAAGAACCTGCATGGAGGGGTCGGCGTAATCATAGGGGACAGGGGAATAGAGCAGGGCGATCTGGGTGGCGGCGATGAGGGCAACGGAGGAAAACAGCCCGACGAACACCCCGATTTTTGCCGCCTGTTTGTCGTACTTCTCGCAGAGAATATCCGTGGCGAGGAAGGTGCTCGCAAAAAGGACGGTTCCCTGCGCCGCGTCCAGGCCGAGAATGTTGCTGGTTTTGGCGGTGATGATGTTGGCGAGGACGGAGGCAACGCCGATCCAGGCGATCAGCCCATGCTTTCCAAACACCTTTTCAAACAGGAGAACGGCGGAGAAACAGGCGGCGATTTCGAGAAAGAGATAGATGCTGTTCATGAGAAACTCCTTTGTTTTTTTACGTGGGTTGATGCAAACCACGAATATCAAAGATGCGTATCCGCATACTTTTGAAATTTGATCCACTCGGTATAGTTGTGGAGGGCGACGAGCCGGGAATCTTTGAGCTTGTAGCCGGATGGCTTATCCTTTTTCTGAATCGTCCGGCCGTCGAAGTAATAGAGATAGCCGAAGCGGTTGCCCGTCGTCCATGCCGTGCTGTCGACGCTGTCGAAATGATACTGGCGGATGCCGTCGAGGGACGTGAAGCCGAGGGCGTGAATCTTCGCGCCGTTCTCGTGAGCTGTGCGGATGAACCAGGGGAAATACTTCCAGAGGACCCGTGCGTATTCTCCCTGCTTCGCTCCATCCACCAGTCCGCCGAGGGCTACATAGGGATAATCCCTGCATAACCCGATATACTCATCTTTTCCCCTCGACTTATGCCACACCGGGATGCTCTGCCGGCCCGTCCGCCGCTCCAGCTTCGACCGCAGCTGCTTCACGCGGTCATAGCCGACGACGCTGTCGATATCCAGCTCGAAGTATTTCTCGACCTTGTTTCGGATGATGAAATCGGCGTATCGTTCAGCGTATTCATCGAAGTCCGGCTTTCCGCCCTTCCCCTGCATAAAGGTGAAGGCGCCGCTGTCGAGGAGGAAATCTCCGTAGTAGGGCATGAGGCGTTCGGTATCGGAATCGGTATAAAAAAAGGATTCCAGGATATAAGGGCGGTGGGAATGTATGATCTGGTCGTACCCCCCCCCCCGATCTCCACGGGGCTTTGCCTGCAAGGAATAACTTCATCGCTAACCATCAGGGACGGTATCCAATGACGGCTCTCTACTCCGGCCAAGAAAACACGCAATTCCTTCGTCCCAGCCTTTCCCTTGTGCGATCATTTTCCACAGTGGTTTGAGGTTACCTTGTACCCCCCCCGCTAAAAAAATTTTCATGGCACAAACCACTCCCCGCAGTGAGGGCACTGTACCTTCTTGGGCTCCTTTTCCGCCTGCTCTTCATCCGGGGCGAAAAGATCATCCAGGTCCGCGAGATTGTCGAAGGTAAACTTGAGCCCCGATAAATCCATCCCCTCCGTCTCCAGGCGGGCGACCTCTTCTTCCAGTTTGCCGAAGTCCCAGCCCGAAAGCTCGGCGGTGCGGTTATGGCGGATGGCGTAATCGCGGCGCTGGGTATCGGTCAGATGATCGAGGCGGATGACGGGGACGGTTTCCATCCCAAGCTCTTTGGCGGCGAGAAGGCGGCCGTGGCCTTCGATGATGATATTGCCCTTCCAGATGCCGATGGGATCATTGAAGCCATCCGCCAAGATGCTCTCCTTGATCTGCTCGATGTCCTCCGGGGCGTGCTTGCGGGCGTTGCCCTCGTAGGGGATGAGGGCATCGAGGGGAAGGTATTCGATTTTGAGCTCCATTTCAGTCCTCCTTCATGATGACGAGTTGATAGCCGAGGGCCTTCAAAAAGCGCAGGAATTTGCTGATTTTGATGTCCCCGGATTTGTACATGCGGTAGTATTGCGTGCCATCGTCGGGCATATCGGCGAGCTGGGAGATTTTCATCTGGGACATCTTTTCTTCCAGCCGGAGCCGGTCGAGCTCGTTTACTCCATCCCTCGCTGTGTTGATCGTGGAGTAGGAGAGATGTTTCACGTTGATTTTACCGTCCTTTCCGCGTAAATTCATCGACAAAAACGTAAAAGAATGGCCTATACGGGCCGGGAGGAGAGGAAATAGCGGGCGTGCGTTTCCCGGGTGCCGAACCGGTTGAGGCCGGATTCATTGATACGGGTGAAGCGGTGGCCGAGCTGCTTGAGATCGTAAATACGGGCGGAGAGGCGGAAGCAGCCGAGGCGGGAGGCGGCCTCGGCCTGGGTGATGGAGCCGTGCTTCCTGAGATACTCAAGGATCAATTCGTTCTGTGTCATCTCTTTTTGCTCCCTCATAGTTCCACCGGTAGCTCGCCTCCCGGCCCAGCCATTGCCGGTCCTCTTCGATGATCCCGGAGGCCTCGTTGGGGGTCTGGGTGACGCCGATGATCATATCCGGCATCCCTTTTTCCACGCGGTATACTGTGTAGGGCATCACGCATCCCCCTCCTCTCCATCGTGCCGGATTTTCAGCTCCTGATTGACGATGTGGCACGGTTCTCCAGGCATTGCCATCCGCACCATGTTGCAGTAGGGACAGCGCATGTAGACGGTATCATGATCGGTATGATCGTATATCCAAACGTGGGAGCAGGATTCCATTTCAGGCATCGTCTTTGTCCTCCTTCGGTGGTTCAGTATATTTGCGCTCTACGATTTTCAGCATCGTAGTACCGTCAGGCAACTTTTGACCGATAATATCAAGCTCCGGGTTCTGATTCATGAACAATTCAAGTGCTTTAAGGCACAGATTGGCAACGCCCGGCTTTATAACTGGTTCTATCTCGATCTTAATGCTATTTGCGGTTGCCATCGTCTTTCACTTCCTCCGGCATGGCCCATCTCCTCTTCACCGTTACTTCCATCCCGTCCGCCGCTTCGTTGTAATACGTTTCAAACAACGCTTTCATGAACACAACCGCATATTGCAGCTCCATATTTTCGGCGGCAAGCTCCCCGTCAATATACAGATCGTATTTCTGATCATTCATCCAATTTCACCTTCATTTCCGCTCCACAATGTGGACAATACTTGTAACCGCTGTCATACGGATTCCAAACGTTCCGCTCATGGATGCTGTGCATACACTTCCTGCAAGCCCATGTTGTTCCGTATTCCTGTCCGGGATCGGAATCTTCCAGCCATTCGGATTCTTTGCCTTTCAGCAGTTCCAGCGCATCAGCCGCCAATTGTGATCTACATCCAAAGTCGCTTGTGTACGGGCATTCCTGCTGACATCCAACAGGCCCTCGTCTGCAATGCTCAAGCCCTATAAGTACCTTTTCACGGTCAGCCATCCAATTTCACAGCCCTTCCGCACTTGGGACAATACCTCAAATCTTCCTTCGGTATCATCCACAAAGCCCCGCAACGTTTACAAGTGAACTCGTCTTCGATTGCCTGATAGTCATCGTCAATCCTTTTATATTCAACCTCAACAGGTTTCTGGTCTGCCAGAAACGCCTCAATATGCTCATGCTGATAATTGATCAGTTCAATTGCGTCCTTTGCCGCCATTTGCAGTTCCCAGAAGTGTTCCTCGGCCTTACTTCCGAATGATGCGTTGTCCCGGCACTCATAGAAATAATCGGCGATTTCTTTCAAAAGGCTGATGGTCTTTTCGATGTCATTCATCCCACTTCACCGCCTGACCGCATATTCCGCAGTATTTACGGTTGTATAACCAAGAAAGGGTTTGATGGCAAATCGGGCAGAAGCTGTACCGTACATAGTGCAAAGGACGATCTTCATATTGCCTGTCGCTGAGCACAGGCTTTATTCTCTCTTTCTGATCTTGCATAAACGCCTCAACGTGTGCGTGCTGGTAGTTGATCAGCTCCAGCGCGTCCCTGATCGTCTGCTGGTTCACGCCGTCCACCATGCCGTCCTCTGTGGGCTGGTCGGCAATCTCGGACAGGCTCATGATAATTTCGTCAACGTTGTTCATTCTGATGATCCTCCAACCAACGCTCCAGTTTTTTTCTTTCCATTTCTCTTGCTCTTTTATCAACAAGATCGGCAAAAGTGATGGTCGGCTGTGCGTCCAAACGCTCGATAACATCGTCCCAATAATCATCGTACTGGCTCGATTGCTCTTTGCACCACAGCAAGTTTTCCCGCATTTTGTCGGCATCAATCAGACGCATCATCGGCCTCCTGCTGTTTTTCCCGGATCATTTCTGCAGCTTGGTCCATCAGCCGTTCAAAGTCAACGACTTTCATGCCAACAACCATTCCGTCGATATTCCAGCCATAAGCGGCATCGGAAAACTGTTCAAGTTTGTCTGCGATATACTCAGCGGTATATTTCAATCCTACTTCTTCCGGCATTGTAGAACCTCCTTTGTTGGGCACTGCACCGACCGCGAACGATCAGCGGATTTCTCGCCCCACGCAAGCGCGGAACGTGCCTGCTTTTAATCCTCTTTTGCTTCCCATACCTCGCACCCATCATCTGGCATCACGAAATCGGCCAGATGATCAGAGGCATCGTTTACGCAAACGCTGGTGAAATCATCGGACCGCCATTTGCAGTTCTTACAGACCCGGTCACAGGCCGGTGCTTCCAAATCCACCTTCTCCACGCTCGGTTTCCTCCAATCTGTCCACCAATTCCAGCTCCGGCCTGACGCATGGGATGATCGTCAACTGGATAATCTTCTGCCCTTTTCGGATCATGTATGGCTTTTTCCCAAGGTTATACAGTTTCACCCGGATACTCCCCGTGTAGCCCTCGTCGATGGTTCCGCCAAGGCACACAATGTCGTAATTGATATTCAGGCCGCTTTTGCTTTCCAGTCTGCCGTAGGTTCCTGGCGGTAATTCGATGTGAACGCCCGTGTCAAAGACTGCGCTGTCCCCGTCAAGAATCGCCCTGTCTTCCCGGCTGAACAGGTCAAGGCCAGCGTCTTGTTTGTGCGCCCTTTGGGGCATTACGGCCCCTTCATCCAGAGTAATCTTCACTTGCTACCTCCTACCTACTAACTCATACCTGATTTTCAGTCTTCCATCAGTGTTATATCCGCCTCAAACTCATCAAGCGGCTGGTCTACGTCAAACCCGGTCAGCTCCCGCACTCGCTCCACCAGCTCGGTAGCGCAGTACGCCCCGTTGATCCTTTTCATGGTCTCCACGGCGAGATCGTGGATGCGGTCAGCCGGGAAATCGAATTCCTGATACAGAGCAAGGATCATCCCGGCGAAGGCTGATCTGCTGGCGTTCTCCTCGCCCCGTCTCAGGGCCTCGTCAATGCCTTTGTTCAACGCTTCCTGTCCGATGCCATACCGGGCCATTTTCCGGCGTTGCTGGCGGTTCCATGTCTCACCCATACTTGCGCTTCCTCCCTCTGCCCTTCGGGTCGGGCTGTTCTACTGGCTTATACTCCCACACTACATAGGTCGGCGGCGGAGTTACCCGGTGAATTTTCGGAAGGCTCCGCCACTTCCCACCCTCCAAGATTTCCAGCAACTTGTGACCGTCATAGTCCGGGCAAATATGGGCGAAATATTGGGAGCGGAAGAACTTTTCGTAATATCCGACTTCGTGGGCGTAGTAAAAACCGTCCTTGTCCTTTACGGCTTTTTTCTTAGCCTTTGCATAATCGTAGACGGCCCGGAGCACCACCGCGTGACCCAACTGCCGCCATTCCCGCCAAAATGGGGGATTGGTATTTGTTGCCTCCGAGATCATTTCGCCCCTCCAATGATTTCTGACAGTCTCCACCCGGTGCACTTGCAGACCCATAGCAGATCGTCCAGCTTCGGAGACCGTTTTCCGCTTTCCCAACGCATGATAGTGATCCGCGCAATCCCGGTTTCGGCGTACATCCGGTTGATCGTCCACCCGGCATCCTGCCGAAGCCGCCGAAGATTCTTGCCAACATGCCGGAGAACCGTTTCCGACCATTCGTCGGGCTTTTGGTTCATGTAAAGCACCTGTGTTGCCCTCCTTTAAGTCTCTTTGATCTCGATACCGTGTCTCCAATACAATAGCTTTTTCTTAATCTTATAAACCTCTGTCTTCATGCCCTTCACGTCTTCGTAAACGGTCTTTCCTGCCCGCTTATCAAAGTACACGAAATCAGCGACATACGTAACGGCCCGGTATAGCTTCGTTTTCGGGACAAGTTCAATCCTGAGCTGACGTTTCAGCCCTACGATCTCCCCGGCCCTCTCCATGAGCTTTAGCTCACACCACCTGGAATACTCTTTGGTACTATCGAAGGTCATGCCGTCCGCTCTGACCTTTTTGTTATGGTACTTGCTTTCTTTAAGCCATCTCATGTTATCTCCTGCGCCGGATAGCCGCTCCCTGTCAGCCTTAATCCGGCCTTATAATTCAGAACGTCAGCGCAGAAGCATTGCGGTTGAGACTTTCTGAAGGTCATCGCCCTTCCCGGGGGCAGTCCCGTGCTTCTGAGCGGTCAGCGCCGGGGGCTTGCAGATTTCGGATTGCATACCCGCCCGCCCTCCAAGAATCCTCCGTCTGCGGATAGAAAGGAGTATCAATCCCTAATCGAAAGGAGGAAACCCTGTGAAGGGTTCGTCATGAAAAAGCTGCGTAGGTCTGACATCTGCTCTCTTGAGCCGCTGACGTTCTTTGTGGTCTGTTAATTCGTGTCGAACCAGCCTATACTGCTGTCTTCTATGTCATGGCTGATCCCCTTATCACAGAGCAGGGCGTGAACGTCTTCCCGCTTTTTGTCCGGGAACAGGGCCGCTCCTGCCTTGTTTTTCGTCCATTTCAGATCCCCGTCTTTTGTGATGTTGAAAAGCCAGCCATAGTGTGCTGAGGAAATCCGAAAAGCCATCATGAAGCCGCCTTTCCCGTGTTTTAGTCGTCTTTGTTTGCCTGTTCCCACGCTTCTTTTTCAAAGTATTCCATGTTGAGCTTTTTACGTGTAGCGTCGTTCCGGCGCTTCAGATTTGCCCTGTTTGGACCATGAAAATGATAATCTGGGGTGAAAGGCACTCCACAACGAACAAGGTTTTCTTCTGCCAGTCGCATACCGGTCAACATGTCCTGAAGGTCTGTATAACTAAAGCCGTTGTTCTCGTCTCTTTCACAATCTGGATATCCGGCTACCTCGAGCCACATAACGCCAAGATGTCCGTCAATGCGGATATGCTTATAGCTTGCTGATACAACAGCAAGAACTTCGACACGATAAAGCCCAAGGAAGGTTGATTTGTACTTGTAATATTCATCATCATACCAGCCATCATAAGTTTGCCACAACCACCCGTTATTTCCCATCAGGTGCAGGAAAGAAAAGTCTTTACACATCTTCGCTTTCCTCCGTCCACCTAATTTCCGGTGTATCATCAATACCCATATCTTTCATCGTTTCATGGTCAATCTGCGAAAACCGATGATACCAGCGACCTTTTGGATCAGCCATTGTAACGCCAAGCCGGAAGTTATATGTTCTGCTCGCGCATTTATCCATTTCAGTTTGGTCGTGTTCTTTGTAAGCCGTCCAGAAACTTTTTGCAAAGAAACGGTACATGTCAATCACTTTTTCCCGTTGCTTTCTTCTTCGCTCTGCTGCCTTGTCAGGCATCGCGTTGCCCTCACTTTCTTATGATGCGGCTTTGCCACTGATATTGTATTTCCCGGCAATCCGTTTGTCCATCGGGACGGGGACTGTGTGGTATCTGTTTTCAAACGCCGTTCTGCCGATAGTGTGCAATTCGGAATGATGCACCCGGCACAGCGGCATCACTAATGCACCTAACTGCGGTTTCGTGTTCCGGTTGTAGCCCATGCCCACCTGATCCACATGGTGGATGTCGGCCCTTTTCCCGCAGACCACGCACCGCTTGTGCAGGAGCGCACCGTAGGTGTACCGCTCCAGATCGTCAGCGTACTCCTGCAAGGGTTTGCTGGTCGGAACCTCGTTTTCCAAGCAGAAGTTAATCAAAAAGTCGATGAACAGGCTGGCGGTTCCCTTGTCGCAGTTGCCGGAGATCGCAAGGCTTAAGGCCGACAACTGGAGCCGTTCGATGTTCGCCCGAAGGAAATCCGCCGTCAGGTTCTTTCGGACATATTCTGGATCGTGCGCCGACCATTGGGCGATTTCCCCGCAGATCGCAAATATCTTTCTGCGCTGTTCCCCACTGATCTCTTCCCGATCCTGCCATAGCACCCGGGCTTCCGTTTCATCAGCCCCGTCCGGCAGCGTACAGGCCAGCAAAACGCGACCGTCCGGCAAGGTGGAATAATACGTCCCGGAGGATTCCGTCATCAGGAAGCCCCCTTCCTGAACAGGTCGTTTATGCCAAGCCGTTCCTCCAAATCGTTCTCATCGTAATCGCGCTGGGTGTATTGCTGTGCGCTGACGGTTTTAACAGGCTTGAATTGCGCTGTTTGAGGGAGATCGTCCTCCCATCGTCTTCGGTTCAGCCATGTGGTCGGCATCGGGATGTATTGACCGCCGTCCTTCGTCCATTGCTCAGACTGTTTCCAAGCGTTGATGGACTTGAGCATCTGGTCAAGTAGTTCCTGATCCGGTTTTAGTTTCTCAAAAGCCTTGAGCGCACCCTGACGATCCTGATGTTTCGGATATGCTTTCCAGAAATCGGCGAACAAGGGGGATATAGGGGGTTTAGTAGTCTTTATATCTATATCTTTATCTTGTTCTTTAGTCTTAAGGGTTTTGGTTTCTTTAGGTTTTGCTTCGGTTTCGTTTGGTTTTGTTAGGTTATTTTCGGTTTCGCCAGGTTTTTCTTTTGCTGGCCTACCACCAAGATTTCCGTTGGAAACCTTCGTGTTGTAGTTGGCAATATCCCTGTCTATTTCGCCCTTGAATGTGGAAAACAGGAAGCGCTCATTGCCTGTGAGAACAGGTTTTTCTCCCGTCTGTGCATATCTCAGCATAGCCAAGAGCAAACGTGCTTTCTCGCTGTCATTGAGTTCGTCCGTTTTTTCATCAAAATCAAAATAGACTTTAAGATAAGAACGTGCCATAGCTTATCCTTTCGCCGTTAGCCCCACGGTAAATCGTTAGAATCAACTGCTACATAACCCGGCTGTTCAGGCTTCGGTTCTTTCGGACTGAGAAACTGCACTTCGTTTGCCATCACATCAAGGCTGGCTCTGGTGCTGCCGTCCTGCGCCCGGTAAAGGCTGACGCTAACCGGGCCGACTACACACACCTTTTTGCCCTTAGTTAGCGTTTTGCAAAGCTCCGCCAGTTTGTCCCAAGTTGTAACCCGGAAAAAGTCTGCTTCCGGCTGGCCTTCCTTCACGGGGCGGCGGTTGACCGCCACCGTGAAAGTTGTAACCGCATGCCCGGTCTGCGTGACACGGTTGTCTGCGTCCTTTGTAAGGTTGCCAATGATGATAAGTTTGTTCATTAAGCGGCTCCTTTCTTAAGCTGTTCGTTAACCGTAAGGATCATGGTATCAAACTGTTCGTCCGTCAGTTTGTTGATCAGGATAGTCGCCGGGGCCTTGAGGGCGTTCAAGCAATACTGCTTGTAAATGGCGTTGAAACCGGGGTTATCCAGCCCGTACTTCTGCATCAGAACGCCGATAGTAGCCCGTCTCGCCTCTTCCTTTTCCTGATCTTCCTTGGAGGTTTCCAGCTTATCCTTGACGGGTTCCGGCTCTTCTCCCTCCGGCAAATCCTCTCCGGCGTAGATGTAGAGGCCCAGCCCGTGACGGGCTACCGCTTTTGTGAGGCTCCGCTGTATAGCTTTGTTGACATCAAAGCTGGTCACCTGATCCGCCGGAATACTCCGGTTTTTGAAGTCCATGACCGGAAGATATTCGATGTACTCTTTGCCATCCACGGTTACGCCAGTTTTTACCCAGCATGTCCGACCGTCTGTGTGATAATTCCAGCCATCCTTATTCTCGTAGATGGTGTAGGTGCTGTCCGGGAAGGCTTTCAGAAGCTCCCCCCAAGCCCACGCCCAAGAGAGATAAGTGAGTCCGTTCTTCTTCTCGGTGTGTTCGTTCACATTGACCTTGCTCAACAGTTCATAAGCGCTCATTATGTTTCCCCCTTGTATTCATTTATGATCTTGTGTTATAATATGTATGAAGGTTTTTCGTGTTGCCCTCGCTTCACTTGCCTTCGTGGCTCTTACGTTATCGGCTGACGTAAGGGCCTTTTCTTATCTGTACCCGGCATAAGCTCTTCTTTCATCCATCAACTTGTCATACATGTATTCGTAAGCATCCTTACGCTTCATGCATTCGGAGCATCCGCAGATATCCCCGCCCCTATCGAAGTAAAAATCTTCCGGCTCATCTGCACCGCATACCGGGCAAGAAAACGTGATTTCCTCATCACCCGGAGGCCCGAAGATTTCCGCTTCCCTGATCCACGGGGCATCCGGCAAATCCTGATAGCTGTTACACATCCTTTACACCCCCTTTCCCGGAACGCCCATCCGGTGAAATTCCACGCCGTTCACATACTGCACGGTTTCGGTCACGGTCGGCTGATACTCATACCCGGTGTATGTTTCCTGAAGCCTCCGCTCTTTCCGCTCCCGGTGCTCTTCCCAAATGAGGCGGAGGCCGATGATCGCCAGCAGGGCCATCAGGCCGATCAGGATGCAGGAGATTACGTCCCATTTCAGGGTCATCCGCTGGGTCATTTCCTTGGTGTCCTGCACCAGTTCCAGATACTCACTCACTGCTTTTCCCTCCTTTCGTTGTGCTTCCGCTCGAATTCTTCCAGTTCTTCGAGCGTGAAGATACTTGCCATTTCCTCCGCTGTGCGGTTCATCAGGTGATAGCCATTCCTGATCATCCGGTAAATGATTTCCAGCTTCTTGTCTTTCATGTTGCCCTCTTCCTTTCTAATTTGATCACCTTTCGCGGTGTTCGGATCGGCGTTACGGGGTAGACGGTTTTCTGCTGCTCCCAGTTTTCCAGGTCCCGCGCCCGGACGAAGATTCGCTTTCCGATCTTCACTACGGGCAGATTGTTGTTCATCAGCTTCGCTGCTGCCTGGCGCTTCATGGAATATCGCTCCATGATGTACTCGGTGGAGAGTAGGTCCTGCATCAGCTCACCTTCTTTTCTTCCGGCAAAAGTTCATCAACGGCAACACCGAGATGGGAAGCAATTTTCAGCCAGGTTTCCTGTTTCGCACCGCGAGCACCTTTTTCAAGGTCGTGCATATATGGGCAGGAAACGCCGATTGCTAAGGCAAGCTCTTTCTGGGTGATGCCCTTGCTTTCCCGGATTTCTTTTACTCTGTTCAACTGCTCACCTCCCAGCCGGTTTACATTCGGCTTACTTTCAAAGATATTATAAATGATAATTAGCTAATTGTCAATATGATTTTTGACAATAAGCTAAATTATTTTTTTGTATTTAGCTTATTTCTATGCTATAATTAGCTAAACGGAAAGGGGGACTGACAATGAATATCGTGAAAGAGCTGAGAAAAAGTGCCGGAATCCAACAAAAAGAACTCGCCATAGCCATTCAAGTTTCACGCCCTACCGTAAGTGACTGGGAATCAGGAAAGAAGGACCCCTCCGGGGAAAGGTTGAAAAAGCTCGCGGAGTATTTCGGAGTAGACGAGCTAACCGTTCTCGGAAGGGGAGCCTCTGTTCAAAACGAAGAAGACGCCGAAATCATTGCCATGCGTGAAAGGCTACGCCGTGACCCATCCTATCGCCTCTTATTTGATGCTGCTGATAACGCGAAGCCCGAGCATCTTCGGGCTGCTGCCGCCATGCTCAAAGCGCTGGAAGAGGGAAGTGGTAATATTGAATGATGATGAATACCGTGTGTACCTGGTGAAGCTCCCGGCGACGATCCACGGGGCCGTCCGGGTGGATAAAGACGGCTTCCCTTCCATCTACATCAACAACGATCTTTCCCCAAAAGCAAAAAAGGCCGCATTTGATCATGAAATGCGGCACATCATCAACGATGATCTATATAACGGCAAGTCGATTCAGGAAGTGGAGGCGATACGATGAAAAAGGTGCTATCTCTTTTGATGCTGGTCTGTTTACTGTTCGGGACTGCTTTTGCGGAAACCTGGTACCCGTTCGGCCTGACGGCGGAAGATGATTTCCAAGCCGCAAAAACAAAGGTGGCGGAGGCGCTGGCGGATCAGGAAGTGGATGATTCGCGGTTTTCCTATACGCTGGTAAAAACGACCTCCTATTACCTTTACGATGTCCCGATTGAACAGATACTCGTCAACCGCCCCTCCGGCACAGAATGGCGCTTGATGATTTCATCTGAGGATATGCTGAGAGAGCCGAAGAACGAAAGAAATATATATCTCCTTTACACGGAACTGGTCAAAAAACTTGGGGAGCCGAAAGAGTTTTCCCCGGCGATCAAAAAGACGAGCTTTGACGGCGAAATACTGGAGAGCATTTTCAAGGATGAAAAAACCTTCCTGGCGGAAGTCGATAAAGGCGGCGCCCAGGAATCAAAGACGATCACAGCGACCTTTGAAAACTGCGAGCTGAGAATCGAATGTACGCCCGTTTACCATATGAACGTCTACCTTTATTTTACGAAATAATATGAGCCGGCCGAAAAAACAGCACCTAAAAAGGCGCAAAGACGGAAGATACTGCTGCGTCTACAAAGGCCGCCAGTTCATGGGCAACAGCGAAGATGAAGCCTTTGCTAAGCGGGATGAATTCAAGCGGCAGGAGGCGGAGGGCCTGTTCGACGCTAACAAGACCGTCTCCGAGTATACTGCCTATTGGCTCCCCGTCTACAAAGCAGACGTAAAGCCTACGACGTATAACTGCTATGTGTCCATCCTCAGCACCGCCCTCGATAAGATCGGCGACAAGCAACTGGGGGACGTGACCAGCGATCATATCTCCGAGCTGCTGGCCTCCCTCAAAAATCGCTCATCCTCCTATATCCACAAAACCCGCATCCTGGTCAGAGCCGTTTTCCAGTCCGCCGTCGATGCTAACTATATCAGGAAAAACCCCTGCAATGCCTCATCCGTCAAGCCCCCCAAGGGAACGAAAGGCACACACCGGGCCATCACGGAGGAGGAGCGGGAGCTGATCCTGACCACGCCTCACCGGATGCAGCTTCCCGCTCTCATTATGCTTTACTGTGGCCTCCGGCGCGGGGAAGTGCTGGCCCTCGAAGCCTCCGACATCCACGGCGACACCGTTACCGTCAACAAGGCCGTCTCTTTTAACTCAAACCGTCCCGTTCTGGACGTTCCGAAGACGGAGGCGGGCAGAAGGACGGTCCCGGTGCCGGACGTTTTAAAACCGCATCTGGTGCAAATAGACGGCTATATCGCAAAAAGCGCATCCGGCGGGATGATGTCGGAAACCTCTTTCCAGTGGGCATGGGAATCATACATGAAGGCGCTTTCCGCTGCCGCCGGTCATCCCGTCAGCATCCGGCCCCACGATCTCCGGCACTCCTATTGCACCATGCTCCGGGACGCTGGCGTGGACATGCACCAAGCCATTATTTGGATGGGTCATGCCGATGAAACGATGATCCTCCGCATCTACGACCACCCCGGAACAGAGCGGGAAAAAGAAGCCAAAAACCGCTTAAACGAGGCGTTAAATATGCGGAACAATATGCAAAACATAACAGAAACGGCGAATAGCCCTGATACATGAGAATATCCGTCTATTGTATTGGTTGCCTACGAATCAAAAGGCCGAGGGTTCGAGTCCCCCAGGGCGCGCCACCGAAAACACCGGAACTTTCAGGGTTCCGGTGCTTTTTTGTGCAAAAATGATATGTCGATATATGTCGATTCTGCATATGATAAATCGTCTTGTAAATATGCGAAAGGATATGCGGGGAGCATATGAAAAAAGCCCCCGCCGAAGCGGGGGAGTAGAAAATCAATCCTGATCAATCCTGATAAGGTTCCTGGTAGGTCATGGCTCTCAAGCTGTCCTTGAGGCCGGCGGTGGTCGGGTCGTTGGTGACGCCGATGATGGACAGGACGGTAAACACAGCGTTGACGATGGCCTTGAGCTTGTTTCCCAGCTCGCCGAAATCCATCGTAACCCCGAAGAGGTCGAGGATCAACTGTACGGCAAGCAGTACGGCTGGAATGATAGCCAGCCAGAAATTGGGGTTGTTGAGACGTACTTTCCAGTTAATCATATTATTTCATTCTCCCTTCATCTGTTGATCAGATAGTCCATGATTTCCTGCTGGCTTTTTGTCAGCTTTTCGGTTGAGTTTCCGTTTATCTCATGACTGATGATCGCATTGATGCCCCGTAACATCACGCCTTGCCCTTTTTCCAGGGAATCCAGGCGCTTTTTGTCGTTCTGGAGCTTGTCATCCGTTTCCTGCTGCCACTGAGCCAACCTATCCTTTGGCTCCCGCGCCTTTTTGATCCTGTCCACCAGGGCAAAGCACGCGAGGGCGAAAGCGACCAGGGCGGCGGCGACGATCAGAAACGTCATGAGCATATCAGGGGTTAATTTGTCCATATGGCATCACCTTTTCCGTTTTAGTTGGTCGATATATTCACAGATAACGTTGTCCTTCCTTTTGGCTGCAAGATATTCTTGCCGTTTGATGACAAAGTCCTTGTAATCCTGGCATGTGGCGTGACAGTTGGGCTTGACCGTCCGCCGTTCACAGCCTTTACACGGCGAGTTGATCATGGCCGACGATTTCTTCCCAGAAGGATCAGCCATTCGACGAAAGCGGCACAGACTACACCGATAACACAGATGACCCATACCGGCATGTTATAACCTCCTTAGTACATCGGCGACCAGGTTTTCCAGGTCAGACAGGCCCGTCAGGATGGTTTCAAGGTCGGTGATGACGGAGGACCGGACCTCCACGGGGACTTTCTCCGGGGCCGTTTCCTGGGCTTCCTCCGGGGGCTCCGGTTCTTCTTCCTGGGACAGAATCGTCAGGTACTTGCCATCCACCCAGCCGATCCGTCCGCCGGTCCTGATCTGATACCAGCCTTGATCTTCCGTCAGAATGTCCACGATGGTTCCGGGGTCGATGGTAGCGATCCGCTGGCTGTCAGAATCCGGCCGTGCTCTCAGATTCAGCCATTTGCCGGGGTTCGTGACCTCCGCCCGGACCGCTGCTTTCGCCTCCGCGTCAGAGGGCAGGACGATTTCTCCGTTGGTGTAATCAACCACTTTCAGCTCTCCCCAATGGTCCCATTTTTCCAGGCCGGACGTGATGACCCCGGCTTGCGTTCCCTTCGCCTCGATGACGATGCCGTCACCGACGTAGACTCCGACGTGATGGATTTTTGCTTCTGCTCCCTTCAGGAATACCAGGGAGCCAGGCTTGAGGGGCTGCCCATCCGTCCGCCGGCCGTTCTGGAGCTGGCCCTTTACCTTGCACCAGTCAGTATAAAGGTACGTGGCGTGATGTACTACATCCACGCCCAACTGCTTCAGGGCCCAGCGGACCAGGCCGGAGCAGTCTGTGACCATCTTTCCGATCCAGCGGGACCCGTACTTGATGGTCATCTCCCTGGTCGCTGCCTGTTGTTTTTCCTTCGTCCACAGGCTGCCCCAGGTCCCGTAAATGTAGCCCCAGCCCTCATTCAGCGGGATTTTGACCTGCTCGATAAACTGCTTGGCGGTCACCATCTTCTGATCATCCCCTTTCTCTCCAATGGCTGTCAGTGCTGTTCCGGGATAATAAAACGCGAGGATTTCCCGGTAATCCTTCCCGGCGGCGGCCATTGCTTTCGCGCCCCGCTGAGACATCCCCACGCCGTGGCCCGTGCGCTTCTCCGCGTTATCCCATGGGTCATCCTGGGCGATCAGGTAGGGCCGGACCCCGCCCCAGCGCTCTTGAGAAGATACCGTCCGGCCCCCATTGCTGGCGCTGTACACGGCGTTGATGGGCTGGCCGTTGTACGTGAGAATCTGCCCGGCGGTGGCCCTGGCTCCCTGCACGGCATTGGGATAGAGGCCAGAGCCGGGGCGGCCCGCCCGGTACGCCTGATCCTTGGAGGACGTGTCCGTGATGGTCTTGCCGGACAGAGCGCCCTTGGAGACGGCGAAGGTCCGGGAGGCGACCGCCTGGGCCTTGCAGACTTCCAATGCGCTGTTTCCAACCTCGGAAGCGACCACTCCGGCAACATACTGCTCAAAGGGGACTTGTACAACGTCACCTACTTCTACGCCGAAATATTCAGCATTTTCGTCCCGTGTGATGCGGACGGAAATGTTCATCAGACCGCCTCCTCATATTGATTTATTGTGTTATTTTAATCATCCGTGTTTTTCTCTATTGCTTCCATCAGATGGACGAGAAAGCGGCATTCTTCAGAATGTCCGCTCTCGGCTCGAATCCTGTTCCAACGAGCCTTGATTTCAATATAAAGCTCATCAATCCAAGTTTTCATATTCATAAGCTCCTATTTAAGCTCAAATCTCCACCATCGTATACCATGTTTCCATGGCCTCCACCCATCATATAAAGCATGGACGCCACCGAAGATATAGAACAAAGCAAACAAGGCCAAGAACAATAATACAATCATTTCACCCATGATATAAGCTCCTATTTAAGTTCTTTCTTTTCATCTTGCGTTGGGCATATATACGGTTCTTCGCATATCTCCCAATAAGGGCAATCATGACATTTCGGCGGCATAGAATCAATGTTGTTCATGGTTTATGCTCCTATTT